TAATTATTTCTAAGATAATAATATATGTCTCTGGAAATTGTGACATACGCGAACAAGTCTCAGGGTATGTTTGAAGAACTTGTCAATAATGAGTTTGGTGTTCCAGTGACTGTATTGGGTTGGGGGACCAAGTGGAATGGGTTCAGTGATAAGTACAAGGCGATGACAAAACACCTTGAAACTAAGAATGACGATGACATTGTTATTTTCCTTGATGGATTTGACACAAAGATCAATAAAAATCCACACGAAGTTGTTGAACTTTTCACGGAATGTAATTGTAAAGTTCTTGTGTCAAAAGATCCAGAAGTTCCTGGCAAACCTCTCACACACTTGATTTTTGGGAAGTGTGGTGAAAAATCTACCGCCAATTCGGGTCTTTACATGGGATACGCTAAAGAACTGAAGAGTGTCATAGATGAAGCACTTGCCGAAAAGTGTGAAGATGATCAAACAAATATAAACACGGTTTGTCAAAAGTCTGAATTTGTAAAGGTTGATGAGGAGGAGAAAATCTTTAAAAACTTTGGACCTTTGGACAAGAAACATGACTCCGATGCTATCTTTGTGTCTTACCCAGGTTCTCCAGGTTTTGATCGTTACACAAGAGCTATAGTTGAATACACACAATTCTTGTACATGTATATATTGTGTCTACTCATTTTGGGTCTAGCTTTCTTTCCACAAAGACAGAGAGTTTTGTTACCTGCATTAGTTATATTTACAAGTTTCTACGCTTTTGTTGCGGACAAGTCATGCACTGAATCCTATCGTTGAGGTACAGATATATTTGGGTCCACCCAGAACTTCTCCACCTGTATGAAGATATGTCCATGAACATGGATAAATGAGAAGTTTACCAGCTTCTGGTCTCACCTTCCGACCATTTCTAAACTCTGTACATCCACCTTCACCTTCTTCGAGGGTATTGAGGTAAAAAAGAGCCTGAACAAAGTATCCCTTATGAAAATCACCATCGTGATGCCACTCGTATCTACCCCCTTTCTCTATTCTCTGTACTGGAAACGGTGTGAAATAAAACCCATTTTGTGATAGTTCTCTATCATAGACATGACAGCTGGAGTCATAATCAAAATTAGTTTTCAGGTGTTCCATATATACATTAAAAGCTCTATCCACGGATTCGGTAAAAATGCGTTGTATATCCGTCCATCCCCCAAGACCACTAATCATAAGTTCCGTATTTTGTTTGTCTCTCTGGACGATCTCGCCATTAATTGGGTATGAAAAATATCCATGTTTTTTTCTTGAATCATTTTCAAACCGTGCCACAATAGATGTACACAAATCTTCGGGTAAAAAGTTGGGTATCTCTAAGATGTAGTCGTCCATTTATTGTGATTTGAGTGACGCCTTTAAACACTTTCCATCCTCGCGAGGTCATCTATATCCCTACTTCTACGAGTCACCGCCTTAAAGGCACCCAACCATCGTGTCACAGCTCTACTTCTCGCAAGCTCTGACGCGGTCTCATCACTCACTATGATACTAAGACCGTTACACACATCGGGCTTGTTATCTCTATCTGGAAACTCAAAATTAAAAGCCTGTATGGATATAGCTGGGATGTCGGGAGCTTCGTCCAGAAGTCTGTCATATTCTTCCCTACACTTTTTGACAAAGTCAATCACACATGTACGATCACCTTCATCCAATGACAACTCCATATCTATGTTCCTGTAGAACTTTGAGTACTGTACGCACATAACCGAGTGCGCTTCGGAGAGTGAGAGACTTTGACTAAACTTTGAAATACTTGTGAGAATGCCACCAATCACATTGAGAAATGCAAAAAAGTATTGTACGATCATAATTTTAGCCCTGGTTGAAGGCTCAAGGTCTTCATTTCCACTTGGATTGAGGACTGCGAAGCCACCAACCCCCGTGATACTCGCAATCACAATACTTGGGTATGACAGGTAATCATTTTGCTTTTTGTAGTGAAGACGGGCGTGGTTGTGAAGCCAGCGGTAACCCGCAGCTCTCTCCGCCCATGATCTGAGAAGCTTCTCCTGCTTTTCACACCATGGATGATGTGAGTGCTCCTCTTCACTCATTAATTTACGCACTTATTTTTAATCGAGGTGGCCTCTTCTCTCGCGAGACTATCCACAAGTTCATTCTGTGGATGTCCATTGTGAGCCTTCACCCAATGCCATTCAACCCGTTTCATTCTTTGTGAAAGGGTGTCAATTTGAATCCAGAGGTCTTTGTTCTTCACAGGCGCGCCAGTAGATGTGCGCCAACCATTCCTCTTCCAATTCTTAATCCATGAAGTTATTCCATTCTTGACATAGTTACTATCCGTAAATAGCCTTATCTCAAGAATGTCGCGCGCGAGGCACTGCTCGAGTGCTTGGACGACGGCAGTCATTTCCATTGCGTTATTGGTTGTTCCATCCTGTCCACCTGACACCTTGATACCAGCTCCAGCTACCGCCCATCCACCTGGACCTGGGTTACCGAGACAACTTCCATCTGTGTAAATATCATGCATTTGTTATTATATGCGTCGTTTATTTAAGCATCCGCAGCGGTGGGGTGCAATTCCTTAAACTTGGCATAGAGCACGGTGTACAAATTTTCGGTAATGGGTGTCTCTTGGCTAACACTGATACGGGTACGACCTATAGGTGCCCTACCAGAGGTCTGCGCCGCCTGTGAAACCCAGAATGTAAATCCAGCCTCGAGATTATACTTTGTAGTTGTTGTGACACTTTCTGTGTGCGTCTCAGTTTCTGGATCATATTGATGGTTGCGGTGTTCATCGACACGCTTCTCCATTCTGATATCATTCGTGTTAATCGAAGCATAGTAGCTGTTCACATCAAGTCCACATCCCAAATCATATTGCTCTGTCACGGTGACACCCATCAGTTTTTATTATACTGTGGTAAAATAATTTGTTCAGTTTTTAAACGTCGTCCCTCGTTGATGACTTTTTGTTTTTCTCTCCCGACAATCTCCTTCTATACACCGCAATAACCATTTTCATGTTAATATTTCTAGTTTGAGAATACGAAACAAAACTTAACATATTTGAATTATGTTAATCTTTGTGTTTTAAAATACGCGAGACGAATACATACTTAAGCTTTAATTAGATTAGTTGGAGAAGGCCAAACCGCCCATGCCACTTTGGATGCGGAGAACGTTGTAGTTGACCGCGAACATGTGCATGGTGGTGTTGGCAACCGCCGCTGGGAGAGTGACCGCGACTTGCGCGTTGTCGATGCGGGAGAAGTTGCAGGTACCAGTTGGTTGGTGTTCTTCTGGCTTGAGCGCGAAGGAGTACGAGTACACACCTGGGTATGGGCAGCCAGAGTGGTGGTTGTACGCTTGGACTTGGTTGAAGTACTTACCCTTTTGGGCCTTGAATCGGTCTTGTCCATTAAGAACAAGCTTGAAATCTGTCATTGGACCAACGATTTCTTCGGTGAATTCGGTGGTGGAACCAGCTTCGCCAACCTTGATGAGTGGCACACCAGTACCTTGGGTGATTGGCACGAAGCAGTTACCAGACACATCGGAATAGGTGTTGGACTCGAGGACAATAGCGGACGCACCTGGTTGGGAGGTGAAGTTCCAGAGGGAAGTGGCGACGTTACCAGACGCTGGGTCGTTGAAGCACCAGACCAATTCCTTGACTGGGTGGTTGTAGCTGAGACGCTTGTTGGAAGTAGAGCCCGCAGTGACGGTATCGGAGCCAGTGTGTTGGACTTGCTCGATGAGGTACTCGTGACCCTTTTGCGCGAATCGGCGGCGTTCCTCGGTGTCGAGGTACACATAGTTCGCCCAGACCTTGAACACAGAAGTGCTCAAGTAGGTGTCGAAGGTGGACGCCAAGTCGAAGTCAATGCGCACTTCGTGGTATTGAAGGGCAATGAGTGGCAAATACAAACCTGGGTTGCGATTGAAGAAAAAGATCAATGGCAAGAACACGGTCTTACCAGTGAGCGCAGTGGTCATCTTACCCCAGTTAGCCTTCTTGGACTCATCCAAGTAAAGCTCGGAGTACAAACGCCACCAGCGTTGGTAGTGCTTGTCGATGCGCTGACCACCAATGGACAATTCAGCGGACGCGATCGCACGCTCGGCGACCCAGTTGCAGTCATCACCGTCGGAGGTGCGGGAGTTCGCCGCCGCGGATTGGAGTTCGACGTACATGTCACCAACCAAATCACCGTTGCGGGCAATGGTCACGGACACGCGGCCTGAGTTGGCGGCGGTACCGTTAACAGTTTGTTCGATGTTTTCCATCGCGAAGTTAGTGTGACGCTTGTAGACAGCCTGGAAGAAGGTAACCTTTGGGTTACCAGTCAAGTAGACGTCTTGAGCACCGTAAGCGACGAGTTGCATGAGGCCACCAGCCATTGTGAGAGTTTTTGTACTATACACTGAGAAAAAAATTTTGGTCGAAATCGCGGATGTGCGAAATTTTCGATTTCAATTTTTCTCAGTCTAGGTTAAAATGTCGTCTCGCCCTGAAGATGAAGAGCCAGTTGAGGAAGTTGAGGAAGGGGAAATCGTCTCTGAGGAAGAAGAGGAAGATATTGAATTTGATGAGGATGAAGAATTCTTCCAAGAAGATGAGGACGAGGACGAGGGTGTGGATCTCGCGGGTCTCATGAGCTCACTCTTGGCAACCCCAGACGGCGACACTGTGTGCTCTGCCCTGGTAAACCTCTGTTACCAATTGGAAACCCAAAATAAGATACTCATAAAGATGCTCGCCAAAATGCAACCCCCAAAATCAGCTTAGAAACAAAAATCGTTATTCAGTAAATACATAGAAATGGAACACACCCATTTCATTGATAAGGAACCTAATAAGTATGAGGCTCTGACGGAGCTTCAGAAACAGCACATCCAATCAATGAAAGAAGATCAGGTACTAGAGACCATTGACAAGTTCGAACACGCATGGTCGCTCAAATCAAATGACTTTAGAAATGCTCGTGAACTGGGGTATCGCCAATTTGTTCACCCAGACAACTTTGATGACTATGGTAATCCGAATGTAAATGACATCGATCTCCTGGCAATCAAAGGCATCCGCGACAAACAGATGACATATCTCACGAACCTTAAGAACCATGTGAGAGATCTCAAGATTCACAAACAGGAACCAAACGACGACGGAATCACTGTGATGAAACGAATCAATAACATCAAGCGACAAGTCGATGATGGATATCACAATATTAGGCGTCACTATATGTCATTTGAGCGAGTAGACAATCCAACGGTCCAGCCACAATTCAGTGTCCTGGGTGATCCAACAACCCTCGACGCCGAAGAAGTCGAGAACTCCACTCCATTTCAGAAATGTCTCCTGTACTCCCTGGATCAAACATACAAAGCGGGCTACCGTAGATACAAAGGGCAGTGCTGCGAAGAGATTAAGACTATTGAAGGTCACAGAACACGAGCCTGGGAACCAAAGTTCACCATAGAACAGTTTGTCTATTCACTCGCACAGAAAGATGACAACTTTGAGGTCTGGAAGAACTTTACGAGTCGTGGTACGGTTTTTAGAGATGTGATTGACAATATGTCAAAGTGTATTGATGCTCAGTTTCCAGAGATTACAAAGAGACGCCATGTGTGGTCATTTAGGAATGGTGTCTTTGTGGGTAAGGAATGGATTCCAGATCGCGGCGTCTATGATTGCTGCTTTTATTCCTATGACAGCCAAGAGTTCCGATGCCTCGATCCAACTATTATTGCCTGCAAATACTTTGATCAGCAGTTTGATGACTTTTCCCATATTGAGAGATGGCAAGACATTCCAACGCCATGGTTTGACTCAATCTTAAAGTATCAAAACTTTGAGGACGAAGTGTGTGACTGGGCGTATGTCATGGGTGGTCGCTTGTGCTACGATGTGGGTGAGTTGGATGGTTGGCAAGTGATTCCATTTTTCAAAGGTATCGCGCGTTCGGGGAAGTCTACTCTCATTACCAAAGTTTTCAAAAAGTTCTATGAAAATGAAGACATTGGGACTCTCTCAAATAACATTGAAAGAAAGTTTGGTCTTTCCGCAATCAAGGATTCTTTCATGTTTATTGCTCCAGAGGTTAAAGGTGATCTGGCTCTTGAACAGGCAGAGTTTCAATCTATGGTATCTGGTGAAGATGTCTCTGTTGCTGTGAAGAATAAAACGGCGGTTTCCATTGAATGGAATGTACCAGGTGTCCTCGGTGGTAATGAAGTCCCCAACTGGAAAGACAACTCTGGTTCTGTGCTTCGTCGTATTCTGCCATGGAACTTTGCCAAGCAGGTACGTGACGCAGATCCCCAACTTGATGAAAAGCTAAACCGAGAATTACCTATTATTCTTCTCAAATGTGTCAAGGCGTACCTCGAGTATTCAAACAAGTACAGGGACAAGGATATTTGGAATGTTGTACCCGAGTACTTCAAGAAGATTCAGAAACAGGTTGCGATGGTTGCGAGTACCCTCCACAATTTCCTGGAAAGTACCAATATCATCTATGGCAAAGAGCTCTTCGTGCCTCAAAAGTTGTTTGTCCAGGTATTCAACCAACACTGTCAGGCAAATAATTTGGGCAAGCACAAGTTTAACCAGGACTTCTATGCGGGTCCTTTCAGTTCGAGGGACATTGAGGTCAGGGATGAAGTTGTGAATTATAAGGGACGTACATACCCAAGACAACCCGTTATCTATGGTGTAGATGTGGTCGAAGAAAGCTTGGGTTTCACCGATGACTACTAAAAAAAATACTAACCAATAGTAATAATGAGCCAGCAGCTCAGGGAATTTGTGAAGCAGTCGGGGGTTGAGGTCAGTCCCTCTTCAACTTCCACAACTGCGTCAAATAATAATTTGATACGCGAAATTGAAGCAGATCTTGGAATCCAAAAACCACAGACATTTCCACCAAAATTAGAAAAAAATATCATGAGCAATGAAAACTATGGTGAATTTGCTGAGTTTTTGAATATGTCGAATAACGAGAACAACAATGTAAATAACATTATCGCAATGGCTGAACGAAATGTGAAATTTGTCGTGAGCAAATTGAATCCTGGAATGTTTAACGCAACTGTGAATAAGGAATTTAGTGCTGAAGCACGAATTGATCTCAAGAGGATTCTATTGAAGAAACCACTTCCAAGAACACCTATTGGCGAAGGTCTTTATATAGACACACAAGAGATCAACGGCATTTATGGGAGATTCATGACTGGATTTACACATAGTAAAGAATATGGGAAGCAGGGGGACCTCAATAAGAACTTTTTTACTGTTCAACTCAAAATTGTCGTCTCTAATGGTTCAGAGAAAAAGGGTGCCACAGTCAATTTTTACAGAAATGGCAAGATACGATTTTCAGGTGGCTTCATTGGCGACAACATTGCGAGACAACCAGAGTTGATTCGTCGATTTATCGTTGATTCATATTCCGATAAGCAACCTTTCTTGTACAATCCATTTGAGTACAACAATCTCAGTGGTCAATTTAGAGTGAATGGAAATTTCAAAAATATGCAAAGAATTGCGTCCAATTACAGAGCCTATGGATTTACAAGTGTTTCCTATGAATCCGAATTGTCGCCATTTATGTATGTGACATACCAAGGCCACAAATACATTTTGGCTTCAAGTGGTAACATTCAGATTTCTGGGGCACAATCACCTTCCAATATGCTTGAAGCTTACAACGTGGGTATGGAACTCGCAAGAATGTTGAATGAAAATGGTGAAATTGCTTTGAAAGCCACAGTTCCAAAGAGACTGACCAAAAAGACACCTGTGAAGCGCAAGACTACCAAAAAACAAAAAGTTGACCCAAAACAATGTATGCGTATGGCCAAGACAGAACTTGTGGATCTCGCAAAGAAGTTGGGTGTTGTTGGTATCACCAAG